GTTGGGGGCACATATGTCACGAACTCAACAAGACCTTGCAATGAAATTGCCCACAAAAGAGTTGGTATTATGCCTTGACAATGATGATGCGGGGCGTGTAGGATTAGAGAAGGCAATGAATGACTTAATACCAAAATTCATGGTAAGCTATGTTCAGTTACCAGAGGAGTTTAAAGATGTACAAGAAATAAGAAATAAAGAAGTATTACATACTATAATTCAAGAAAGAACATTTTTTTAAATAATATAAAAAAAAGGGAGAAAGATATATATGAGTGGGATAAGCAGAATTCAAGTCAAGCGAGAAAATAGGTATCAAGGTGGACAGGATGACAATCGTATGCCAGGACGGGAACTATTTTTTAAAGATGGTGACCAAGCGTTTATGTCTCCTTTAGCTACTGGAGATGAAGGAGATGTAAATCTAGATGAGCTATATCTCTATACCTATAGAGATGGTAATAGGTGGATGAATATTCTAGATGACCCTGATGTGGATAAAAGTGCTGTACCAGCTGATGCAAGGGCTACTCATAAGTTTGCATTTTGGGCTTATGTCTATGAAGTGATTCATGCAGAATCTAGGAATGATGAATGGGAACCCGTAAATGGCCCAGGTGGAAAGAAGATGTTTAAGGAAACTGTGAATGATTTTAGGGTGGTATCTCTAACTTTCGGACGTAGTGACTATATCTGGAATCAACTAGTAGACATTTATAACGATTGGAATGGTTTGGATAAAGGCGTAATTAGGATTAAACGTACTGGTAGCGGTATGCAAGATACTTCGTATGCTCTAGCTGCAACTACTAGAAAGGAATCAATCCCTGAGGACGTTGATTCAACTTCATTGCCTACCATTAAGGAATACTTTAAGGGCCGCTATGGGGGTTTCTCCACTAATAACAATGGGCATACAGACAATGCCGTTGCGTTAACAGATTCTAAATCGTTGTTCTAAGATGTTGGTAGATACCGTAGCTAAACATGTGGATGCTATAGCGCAATTAAAACAGCGTTATGCGTTAGTGGTGGATGTGGAAACTAATGGGTTAGATGCATTTGGCGTAAACCAAATTTGCGGAGTGGGTATTTCTACACTTGAGGGAGATACCCACTATTTCCCAGTACGCCATCAACAAGGTTATAATCTTCCTTATAATTGTATTGAAGAGCTATTAGCCTTGTTGGGGGCGATGGATATATTAATAGGTTATAATATTAAATTTGATTTGAGGTTCTTAGAAAAGGAGGGTTGGGAACCTCGCCCCAATCAAACTTGGGTAGATGTCATAGTGATGATGCGTTTGATAGAGCCATCGACGGTAAAGGATTTAGATTTAACAAGCACTATTACAAGAGTATTTGGGGCAGAACACGCAGCATATGATAAGGAAACCAAGAAATATCTAAGAAGTAATAAATGGAATAAGGATTTTTCAATGGCTCCATCAGAAGTTCTTGGGCCATATTGTGAGCAAGATGCTTATTGGACGTATAAATTATATATGGAAGCTTTGAATAAGATTAATGCAACACAACAAACCAAGGTTTTTGAAATGGAATGTGAGTTAACAAAAGTTTTATATGGGATTGAAGGTCATGGAGTCGCTATAGATACTCAATATGTAGAAAAGTCCATAGTTAAAATCAATAAACGAACTGAGGAGATAGCTAATAAGATATATGAGTTAGTAGGAGATGAATTTAATATCAATAGTACACAACAAGTGGGAGAGATACTAAATGCGTTGGGGATTACATCCCCCATGAAAACACCTAAAGATAAGGAGTCATGGAATGAAGCTGCATTGATGCAGATTAATCATCCCCTTGCAGGATATATTAGACAATACAGGGCTTTAGGAAAGTTACGTAGTACTTATATGGAACCCTATCAAGACAAGGATGTAATCCACACATCCTATTGTAATTGGGGGGCTTTAACAGGAAGACTATCTTCTAAGGCTCCTAATCTACAAAACATTCCTAGAACCCATTTTAAGTTAACTGATATAGATTTAACTAATGGAGCTAAAGAAGCTCTTACAAATAGGATTAATGCTCAGATTGCAGCGAAAGGAATAACTCATGAGTTACATTTAGATGATGACGTATTGCAGACTTGGAGCTTCGTAGGGGATGAATATTATGATGAGGAGGATGTACATCAAGTATCTGTTAGACGATTGTTTATTCCAAGAGAGGGGTATCATTTAGTATCATTTGATTATTCTCAAATGGAAGTTAGGGTGTTCTTGAGTTATTTAAGGAATCCTGAAGTAGATGCATTGTTGCAAAGTAAAGATGTAGACTTTCATGGTGAAGCTGCTAAGATAGCTTTCAAGGTAACTGATGAAGATAGTTCATTTAAGTTCTATAGGCAAATGGCAAAGAACATTACCTTTGGTGTGATTTATGGTATTGGCAAAGCTAAATTAGCAAACCAATTAAACGTCTCTGAAAAAGATGCAATGGACTATAAGAAACAGTATTTCGATGGGATTAAAGGGTCTAGGAAGTTTTTCAATTCAGTTATGAATACTGTGCGGGAACGTGGGTGGATAAAAAATAGGTATGGTAGAGTGTATTCACTTCCACCTGATATTGCATATAAGGGAGTGAATTATTTAGTGCAAGGTACGAGTGCAGATATTTTAAATGAGAGGATAATAGAAGTTTATGAATATCTTAAAACTACCAAAAGCACTATCTTGTTGCAAGTCCATGATGAAATCATTTGTGAAATTCATGGCAGTGAATTGGGTACGGTACCATATGAGATACAGAGATTAATGGAAACCAATAGTTTAGAGATTCCTTTACGAGTAGATATAGATGTGTGTACACCGTCATGGGCCACTAAAAAAGCTCTAGATGATACACCAAGAGTATTAGAAGATTATATTGATTGGAGGTGACCTATGCCAGTTATAAGTGATAAGTCAAATTTTGATGTACAATTTGAGTATGGGGATTTTGCTCAACAGAGGCTACTAGATGTATTTGGAAGTGATTCAAGTACGTTAGAGATTAAGAGTGAGAGGCCACACGGTTGGTCAAAGAGTGGTAATATATGTATAGAGTATGCATATGATAGATGGAATGTAGATGCTAAAGAACGCATTCAGTCTAAGAGTGGGATTTCCACTAGTAAGTCTGAACATTGGGCACAAATGCTTATGTTAGAAGATGGTTCGTATGGAGCGATGTTGGTTTTTCCAACAGAGTTTTTGCGGGAACTAGTAGGAAAGTGGTGGAATACGGCTAAGAAAGTAGAAGTAGCTAGGGATGAACGAGGTAAGGCATATTGTATGTTAATGCCTATTGCAGACATTATGGTAGAGTTGCAGAAGAAGGGTGGTTATTATACAGAACCAACACGCCGTTCCTTCAATGGTAATGGCAAACAGTCAGACCGAATACCTGATGAAATAATTCCCTTTGACCCTGAGGGTTCGGAGCCACCAGTATAATGACTAGTATTATCAACCCTAAAACTTTTGAAGAGGCGTGTGATTTGGTGGCTGCGGATATATCAGATTTGATAGCGTCTAAACAAAATGACTATGGTAAAGATAATATCTTAGGGTTTGGAGAACAAGGAATAGTGGTTCGATTATGGGATAAAATACATAGATTCAAAAATTTGGTCTGGGGTAATTCCAGGCCAAAAAATGAATCGGTGGAAGATACGTTGAATGATATAGCTGGATATGCTATAATAGGCTTACTGTTAAGGAAAGGGTGGTTTGAACTACCTATGAAGGAGGAAAAGAATGGCTAAAGTAAGTGTACATTTAGGGTTTACGTTTAGGGTAGGGCCGTTGGATACAAATCAATATAGTCGTATTGATGTGGATGTAAGAGATATAGATACTGAACTTCCAATAGCGGCTCAACTAGAAGGAGCAGAAAAAGCAGTGAATGATGTTTGGACTGTGGTTCGGCAACAAGTAGATACTAAAATTGAAAGTGTCTTGGATAATGAATGAAATAGAAATAGCTAGAGCTACAGTCTTAGAACATGTTCTGGCTGAACGGGAAAGACAAGACGCTATTTGGGGTGACCAGAGAGATAATACAGATGAGAGGTGGGCAGTTATTGCGCTGGAAGAGTTGGGTGAAGTTGCTAAAGATATATATGAAACTAAACTAGGTTCAGCATATACGGAGATTATTCAAGTTGCTGCTGTAATGGTGGCGTGGGCTGAATCTTTACGAAGGAGAGGAGTAATGAAAAACTATGATTGATAATGCATTAGAGATTGTTGAGGGGATTCTTAAGAAAGACAAAGCTCAACCAGATAAAAAGAAGTTGGGGTTGACTAGAGGAGATAGTAAGGAGTTTGATTATCTTCGCATTCCTTTTGGTATTCCAGCGTTGGATAGACTAACTGGTGGAGGTATTCCTAAGAAGCGTATGACTATGTTGTACGGCCCCACCAATGTAGGTAAGTCTTATTTAGCTTCTCAAATAGTTGCAAGGGCACAAGACGCTGGTGGCACGGCAGGATGGATTGACACAGAACTCTCCTGGGATTCTGAGTGGTATGCTAAATGCGGGGTGGATGTAGCCAATACTTTAGTGGCTCAACCAGAGAGTGGGGAGAAAGCATTTGAGATTGTGAAACAACTTATGGATGCTAAAGTAGATGTTATTGTATTAGATAGCATTGCTGGACTTGTCCCTGAAGCGGTAATGAATGCTAAAGATGGTTTTGATTATAACCCTATGGCGTGGCAAGCTAGATTTATTAATACTTCTTTGCCAAGGCTATTAGCGCACCTTAAAGAAGGGTCAGCTTTTGTCGCAGTGAATCAAGTTAGAAGTAGCTTGGGGCCTGTGGCATTAGATGCAATGCCTGGGGGAATGGCGCAAACATTCTTTGCTCATTTCTTATTACAAGTTAAACGGAATGGGTGGATAAAAGAAGAGATTGATGGAGTAGAACAAAATGTAGGATTTGATATGGAAATACGTTTACGTAAAACTAAAGTAGGCGGGGAAAATTGGCGTTCTGCCATCATACCTTTTAGAGTAGAGGGTGGTATTGATGTCGTTGAGAGCTTTATTAGAGAAGGGTTAGAAGTAGGGTTGATTAAGAAAGCTGGCCCGTGGTATAGTTATAATGAGTCTAAAGTCATGGGGATGAATGGCTTAAAGAAACATTTTTTGAACACCCCACTAGACTTTGAGGTATTGAAGAATGAACTCTCCCCCTAAAGACTATACAAAACAAGAACAATTAATTGCAAAAGAGTTATCTCAGTTAGGTCTTAGGTATGACCAACAGGTAGAAGTTTATCCATATACAGTGGATTTCTTTATTCCTGAATTGGGTATGATAATCGAAGCAGATGGAATATATGGGCATTTACAGAAACGAGATACTAAACGTGACGGAGATTTAATGCGGGTCTATGGTATTGAAAATATATTACATATCAAAGACAGCACTAAAGAAGGAGTACATAATACATTATGTCAGGCATTAGAAAACTTTCCTCTTTAAGAAAGGGGGACACGGCCCCACAAAAAATCTTTTCTGAAGAAACATGGTTAATCAAATCTTTAGAAGCATCGTTGGGTGGGCCACAAAGAAAAAACAGAGAGGGGGTGTTCTATCCCTCTATGTTAGGTAGCTATTGTATGAGATTACTCTATCTAGCGTATAATGGTTTGCTACCAGAACAAGTCATTGATGATAACCTACAACGTATTTTTGATAATGGTAATTCTTTAGAAGATAGGATGGCCTCATACTTTACTAAGATGGATATACTATTAGATAGGGAGATTGTAGCCAAGTCTGATACTCCTCCCATTTCTGGTAGAGCAGACTTTTTATTGAAGCATGAGGATTATGATACGATTGGGTTGGAATTGAAGTCAATTAATGATAAAGGATTTGAAGCATTAAAAAATAGGCCCAAGAGAGAACATACTGTAC